CAAACAGTTAGAAGACATAGGACATGAAGGTGATGACCATGAGTATAGAATATTAAATCATTTCTTTTATCAAACTATGGATGCAGGAGATGAAGAGGGAGGTGGCTATTGGACAGATGATGGGTGTAGAATAGTTAGGTTTGATGGTATGACCCAATGCTTTAAGAAAGACTTTAAAGTTATGGAGATGTGTGGTGTATACAAAGTAGGTGGTAATGATTTAAGATTAAGATGGAATGAAAAAGAAAAGTATTACGAAGAATACTATGAAGAAAAGTATAGAAGACAAGGAGCAAGTACAAAAAAACATGGATAGAAAAACACAATTTATATTTAGATTAAAATGTATAATAAAAAAATGCAGAGAGAAAGGTTTGTTTTCTATTGCAATTAAACTAAAGGAGAAGTATGAACGAAGGAATGATGCAAGAAATAATTAATGATTGGATAAGTTGGAAGTATGATATACAAGATATGAATAAAAGCACTTGGAATACTAGAGACCAAAGTAAATTAGATATGATAGGTGTACTATTAGAAGATAAACTAAAACAAATGAAAGGTAATAAGTAATGGATGAACTACATTTAGAAATGATTGATAGAAATAAAGATAGAAACTTACAACAAAAAAGAATGGCAACAATCATACAAGTAGCAGGGTTGCTTGGAGTTGATGAGTTAACTTATATCAAAGGTGAGATAGCTGATATGATTAAAGATATAGAGAGAGATAAGAATGATAAGTAATATAGACAGTATGATTAAGTGGGCAAGTGGCTTTGTAGATGGTGAAGGATACATACAATATAAACAAGAGCCATATAAAAGAATACGAATAGAGGTATGCAATACAGACTTTGCACCAATAGAAATCTTACATGATTTATTTGGAGGTAGAGTTTATGATAGGAAACCAAGACTAACAGCTAAAAAGAAATGGTCTAAGCCACAGAAAATATGGGTAGTTTTAAATGAAGAATGTTATGAAGCTTGTAAATCTTTATTACCTTATTTAACTACTGAAAAAAGAATAGCTACAGCTACACAAATACTAAATCATTATGAGTAGAAAAGTTAGAATAAAGAATGCAATCTTTGGTAAGAAAGTTTTCAACAGTAAGGTTGAACTTCAATACTATAGAAAGTATAAACAAATAAATTTAACTAAGGAGTTAGTAATGGAAACACACGAAGCAGTTGGTATAGCTGAAGGATATATACCTGCAGAGACAGTTGAAGAAGAGTTAAAAGCATGGCAACATTTAATTGATACTGGAATGTGTTGGCAATTACAAGGTTGGTTTGGAAGACAAGCCATGTTCTTAATTGACAATGGATTATGTAAGAGTAAGGTAGTAAATTAATGCTTGACATTTTTTTTATTTGTGGTATAAGGATAGTAAGATGTTTATAAAAAAATTAATAGTAAGGTTGAGAATGTGGTATGCTGATATTCGAGGACATCATGGTAAGCGATGGAACTATGAGCCTGGAGATTGGTACATGGGTCAACATAAAAAAAGGAAAAAGAAATGATTGATAAAAAATATATAGTGATGAGTAAGTTTGGACATGGTGATAGGTTTATGATGGAGAAAGCATTTACTAAAAGAGAAGATGCAAATACTTATGCTAAACTTATGATAGATACAAAAGAATATGATGATATAAATTATTTTTGTTTTGAACAAACAATGGATTACAATTTCTATTGGAATGTTCCAACACCAAAGAAAGCTGATGTAGATGAAGATGATATTCCATTTTAGAAAGGAAGTATGTTAACAAAGAAACAATTAAAGTTATATAAATTTTTACAAGAGTATAAAGAACACAATGAAATTATGCCTAAGTTTGATGAGATGAGAGAACATATGAATGTTAAATCTAAAAATACTATTCATCAAATGCTTGGGTACATAGAGTGGAAAGGATATATTAAAAGGTATCCTGCACAGGCAAGAGCAATTAAAATAATAAAGGAGAAAGCTTGATGACTAAAAGAAAAACAATAAAGAAAAAAATAGATAGAGTAAAAGAAAGTAATGATTGGTTTGATACTCATGTTGAAGTGATGGGTTTTGGTAGAGGTACTAGAAATAAAAAAGTTAAATCAATTATTAAAGAACAAGTAATGAAGTCTTTATCAAAGGAGATATACTAATGGCTAAGAAAAGAAAACAATATGAACCTAAGTATCGAGACGCATTAGATAATTCTGTTTATGTTTTTCATAATCAAATATTTAATATTGATTTATTTATTAATGCATTGACAGCAGAGGATGCAATGGAACAGTTTGATAGATGTCAATTTGAAAATAGAAACCAATGGAAAATATTAGTAGAGTTAGGACAACAACCAGCATAATATTAATACAACTTACACTAGAAAGGCAACACCTGATACCCTCTAAACTACTGATATTATTAGATAATATTTATTTTTTAGAGAGGTTGTTAAAGCAAAGGTTATAATGTATAATAGAGATACTGTCTTTAAATAAAAGACAAGAACCTTTTATCCAACATAACTATATAGACAGGACAAACCAATATGAGCAATAAATTCTTTTTAAAAAAAACATGGGTCAATGTAGATGTATGCGTTGAAGACTATTATAATTCAGGTACTACATTAGCACAAGTTAAAGAGAAAATAAATTGGAGTCCATATTCAAATATAATTAATAGAGAAGTGAAACATAGTAGACATACAGTAGAAGAGATTGATGAAGAAACATTTAAAAATAAAATCCAGAAATCCAATAGCGAAAAGTCTACAAACAAAACAGTTTCATTCGAAGATTATAAAGCAGAATAAAAAGTCTTTATTAAACAAGGTGTTTGATAAAATGAAATATGATATTGAACAGTAGTATAACAAACGCAGGACAGGGCGAGGGCAGAGCAATTACACCAGATGTTTTATTATATCGTAGTGTTATAGTGAGAGCCATGATGGATGCATTGGATGTAGATATTCATGCGTGGGGTAATGCCAGAGAAAATATAATCAAAGACGCAAAGTCTTGGTTTTCAAAAACAGACTCACACTTCTGTGAGATATGCGATTACGCAAACTTAGAACCAACATTTATAATCAGGAAGTTTCAACAGTTAGATAAAGCTAATGCTAAGAAACTATTTAAGAATAAAAATCTTAATAAGTTTTTGACTCATTATATTTGTAGCTTTCATCAAGAGGTACAGTACTAATGGCAACAGGAAAAAATACTAAGTTTGATTTAGACTTAGAGTATGGACAGATAAGAGAGAAGAGAGTAGCTGATTTACTTAAAGGAAGTAAAGTAGAAATAAAAACTGAGAGAGCATGGTGGAGAAAGACAGGCAACATTGCTATTGAGTATGAGTTTAGAGACAAGCCATCTGGAATAGACAAGACAGAATCTAAATGGTGGTTTCATATATTAGAACTTGATGGTAAAGAACATTGTATGTTAGTCTTTAGAGTATCAAGATTAAAAAAAATAGTAAAGAAATATAAGAAGACACACACTAAAAGTATTGGAGACTATAGAGCATCTAAGTGTGTAGTGTTGCCTTTAAAATTATTATTTACTGAGGAATGTATAGCAATATAAAATGACAGACAAATCTTTATTAAAAGAATATAAATCTACAATCTCTGATTTAACAAAAGAGAAACAAGAATTAAATGATACTATCAATCAAAAGGATAGTAAGATTAAACAAATTCTAATACAATTAGAACAGGCTAATAATGATATTCAATCTATGGGTTCTAAGATAGGTGAACTTCAGGAAAAGCTGAACAAGAAACAAACTATTAAACTAAACATCGATAAGAAAATAGAAGAGATGCTTGAAAATAAAGTTGAACCAAGTGTTGACACCGATGATGAAGTATGATAGTTATACAATAATAATTAACAATAACAATAAAGGAAATACATATGGCAATAATTGAAGGCACAGCTTACTGGGCTTCTCTGACACGACCAAACGAAAAGTTTGAACCTATGTGGAGAATTGATTTAGCAGTTGATGACGCAACAGCCGAAGACTTTAAGAGTCAAGGAATCTCTGTTGGCGAAACTGTAATTGATGAGCAAACAATATCTAACATAGTTAGATTTAAAAGAAAAGTATCTAAAGCTAATGGTGATAAGAATACACAACCAACATTAGTTGATGGTGCTAAACAACCACTCGATAAAATAGTTGGCAATGGTAGTAAGGTTAAAGTAATGTACAGACCTTATGACTGGAACTTCAAAGGTAAGAAGGGAAAGGGCTTGGACTTACAAGCTGTACAAGTCATGGACTTAATCGAGTATACACCTAAAGAAGATTTTGATATTGAAGATTCTAGTGGTGCAGGTGTTGACATCAAGGAAGATTTTTAGTATAACATCTATGAAGTGAAGGACATATAGTGTGTCATCATTTTTTACTCCTGAAAGAAGTCGGCTTGTAGTAGAGTCGGCTTCTTTTTTTTTGAATTAATTAATCATAAGGGCGACTATGGAAGAAATAAATAAAAATGGATTTGTAAAGTTTCACTTACCCTGTCCACTATGTTCAAGTAGTGATGCAGTATCTGTGAATGCAGACAACTCTGCTTATTGTTTTTCCTGTCAAGAATACATAAGGGAATACGATATGGAATTACAACCAACAACGAATAGTAATAATGAGTATGAAGTAAAAGACTATATGAAAGAATCTAACTATGCAGAAATTATAGATAGAAATATTTCAGAACAAACTTGTAAGAAGTTTGGAGTGACAGTTAAGATGGATAACATGGGTACTATAACAAACCATTACTATCCATACCATGATACGCAAGGTGCAAAGATTGCGACTAAGACTAGATACACAAAGCTAAAAGAGTTTAGTATACAAGGTAATACAAAAAACTCTGGGCTGTTTGGTGAACATCTTTTTTCTAAAAATAAATACTGTATAATAACTGAAGGTGAGTTAGATTGTTTATCAGCTTATCAGATGATGTTAAAAGGAAACTACCACACACCAGTAGTAAGTATTAAGAATGGTATCTCTTCAGCAGTAAAAGATATTAAGACAAGTTTAGAATGGTTAGAAAATAATTTTGATAATGTCATTATAAATTTTGATAATGATGAACAAGGTAGAGTAGGTGCAATGAAAGTTGCAGAGTTATTTTCACCAGGAAAATGTAAGGTTATGCATTTACCTGAAGGATTTAAAGATGCTTCAGATTGTTTAACAAAAAATAAAATACAAATATATAATAAAACATTTTGGGATGCTAAAGTATTTGCACCAGATGGAATTATAAATGCTAATACATTATTAGATGCTGTACTAAAACCAATTACTAAATCATTTGTTCAATATCCATTTGAAGGTTTAAATAAAATTACTTATGGACTAAGACCTTCAGAGTTAGTTACCTTTACAGCAGGGTCTGGACTAGGTAAGACTCAAGTAATGAGAGAGGTAGTCCATCACATTATAAAATCAACTGAAGATAAAATTGGTTTGTTAATGTTAGAGGAGACACCAGTTATAACTTCAAAAGGTTTGATGAGTGTTGAAGCTAATCAAAGATTACACTTGCCAGATGTTCATGTTAGTAAAGACGAAATGAAAACTTACTTTGATGCAACAGTAGGTACTGGTAGAGTATTTATGTTTGACCATTTTGGTTCTAACTCTATTGATAATATTGTTTCAAGAGTTAGGTTCTTAGCTAAAGGTTTAGATTGTAAGTATATAGTCATTGACCATATAAGTATTATTGTATCAGACCAACAACATGGTGATGAGAGAAGAGCATTAGATGAGATTATGACTAGACTTAGAACACTTGTTCAAGAGACAGGAGTATCTATGATAGTAGTATCACACCTTAGAAGACCAGATGGTAAAGGACATGAGGAAGGTGCAGCAACATCACTATCACAATTAAGAGGTTCAGCTAGTATAGGACAGCTAAGTGATATGGTTATTGGGCTTGAGAGAGACGCACAGAACGATGACCCTGATATAAGGAACACCACTAGGATAAGAGTATTAAAGAATAGATTCTCAGGTATAACTGGTCCTTGTTGTGACTTAAGGTATGATATAGATACTGGTAGATTAACAGAGGTAAAGTCAGATGACTTTTAATAAAGTTATATTTGATATAGAAACAACCATGACTGCTGATAAGATATGGTGTATTGTTTGTAAACACAATGACACTTACTATCAGTTTAGAGAAGATAACTTACATAGGTTTGAAGAGTTTATAAAACAAACTGAAGAAGTAATAGGTCATAACATATTAGGATTTGATATACCAGTTGTCAATAAAATATTTGGTTATGATTTGTTTGCTAACTGTAAGAAGACAGATACATTAGTACTATCTAGATTATTAAATCCAATGATAGAAGGTGGACACTCATTAAAAAATTGGGGTACTAAGTTAGGACAAGCTAAGATACCATTTGAACAATTTGATTTCTTTACTGAGGAGATGCTAACATATTGTAGGAATGATGTAGAGTTAACAGAAAGATTATATAAATTTTTAATTACTAAAACAAAAGACTTTGGAAAATCAATAGAGTTAGAGCATAAAGTTGCAGAGATAATTCAGAAACAACATGACACAGGATTTAAAATAAATGTTATTGATGCTTATGAATTACAATGTAAGTTTCAAGAAGATATGAATGACCTAACAACTAAGGTAAGAAAAACTTTTCCTCCATTAAAAGTAGAGACAGAGTTTGTACCTAAGTCTAATAACAAAGCAAGAGGTTATGTAAAGGGAGTACCCTTTATTAAAGTTAAATACAAAGAATTTAATTTAGGTTCAAGGCAACAGATTGCTGAACGATTAATGTTACTTGGGTGGAAACCTAAGAAGAAAACAGATAAGGGTCATGTGATTGTTGATGAGAAAGTATTATCTAAAATACATAATATACCTGAAGCTAAATTAATAAACAGATACTTAATGCTACAGAAAAGAATTGCTCAAGTCAGTTCTTGGATAGAAGCTATTAAGGAAGATGGTAGAGTGCATGGCAAAGTTATTACCAATGGAACAATAACAGGAAGGATGAGCCATCAGTCGCCCAACATGGCTCAAATTCCTGCTGTGTACTCTCCATATGGTAAAGAATGTAGGGCATTATGGACAGTAAACAAAGGTTATAAATTAGTAGGTGTTGATGCTTCAGGACTTGAGTTGAGGATGTTAGCACACTACATGAATGATAAGGATTATACACATGAAGTCGTTAATGGAGATATACACACTACAAATCAAATTGCTGCTGGTTTGGCATCAAGAGATGAAAGCAAAACTTTTATATATGCATTCATCTATGGAGCAGGTTCAAAAAAAATCGGAAGTATCATTGGAGGTTCGGAAAGAGATGGTGAAAGAATTAAAGAAAAATTTCTTAGAGCAACACCAAGTCTTAGAAGCTTACGAGAAAAGGTGGAACGAATTGCTAGTAGAAGATGGGTCAGAGGACTCGACCAAAGAAAAATAATAATAAGGTATCCTCATGCAGCATTAAATACTTTACTTCAAGGAGCAGGAGCAACTGTTATGAAGTATGCGTTGACATTGCTAGAGGAATATGTTAAGATAAAACAAATCAAAGCACTACCAGTAGTGAATGTACATGATGAGTTTCAATACGAAGTCGAAGAAAAAAGAGCAGATGAGTTTGGAATGTTAGCAGTACAATCTATTGTAGATGCAGGTAAACAATTAAATGTAAGGTGTCCACTAAATGGAAAATATAAAATCGGAAACAACTGGTCAGAAACACATTAGTACTTTAGCTACAGACATTAAACATTTAATATCTGAAATATCTAATGGTAAACCTGCCAACATGACAGAAGAAAACATGGATGTATTCTTAAAGAATATTAAAGAAGCTATGTTAGCTTGGAATACTCCACCAGTAAGAACAGATAAAGAAGGTAAGCTTAGAATGTCAGTACTAGGTAAACCTGCTAGACAACTATGGTATGATAAACATAGTCCTAAAGATAGAAAAGATGAAGACTCAGGATTAAAT